CTGCCAATAATTGAATAGGTTTCGTTATCTTATCCGGATGTATTTTTTGTGTTTCCATATTTCCATAAATTACAATTTTCCAGCCAAATTTTTCACATCCTCCACAGACTTCACCTCATGCACAGTATCACCTACTTTAACAAAGCCGATAACATTACTGGCATTCGGCTTTTCAAATAGTTCGGCAATAGGAACATTTAATGTATTCGCAATCTTTTCTAATGTTTGCAACTGCGGATATTCCCCTCGTAAAGTCTTATTCAGACTTATATCAGATATTCCCATTTTTTCTGCTAACTCTTTTTGAGTTATACCTTGCCCTTGACAAAGTTCTTTTATCCTTGTTCTAAAGTCCATAATACTATATAGTTTTATTTGGCAAAAATAGATATTTATACTACATAATACAATTATGCGACTAAAATAAATCTACTAAGTTTTATTTTTAACATTATTTATTGTTTTGGATATTGCGCAATTAAACTGATTAGTTTTACTTTGCAATATCAAATTAAACGAAGTAGTATAATTTAAAACATATAAGAGTATGAGTACAAAATTTAGAAGTCAGATGAAAGAGGTAATGCAAATGGCATGGTCTTTTGTTCGCAAGAACGGTTATTCAATGAGTGAAGCGTTAAAATGCGCATGGGCTAATTTGAAGCTGAAATCGGCTTTGAAAGTGAAGATAGTAGAGTTCTACTTCAAAAAGACCGATGGCACGCTACGTCAAGCCTTTGGCACTCTCAAAGAGAATCTTATCGGTGAGGTAAAAGGTACAGGCAGAAAACCGAATGACAATCTGCAAGTGTACTGGGACACTGAAAAAGAAGAGTATAGATGTTTCAAAAAGTGTAACCTTATCAAAATTGCATAACTATGACACTAATAGCTGAAAATCAAGAGGTGAAAATCTACCAACATAACACTGTTGGCGGTCGAATTAACGTATATCAGTTCAAAAATGGCGAATTGACTTTCGGGGCTGCAAAAGCATCGATTTTGAATAGGTTTGAGAAAACTCATGTATATGAGATGATTTGTAGAGTACTAATTCATAATTAACCTTACACGATTATCAAAAGGCAGCCCGCACGACTTTAAAGACAGCCTTTATTATTCACTCTAAAATGAAATAATTATGGACGAAATTTGGAAAGACATTGAAGGGTACGAAGGCGATTATCAAGTATCAAATTTAGGCAGGGTAAAATCCTTGCCAAAGAAATGCTGGAATGGCAAAGGGTATTGGGTTAAAGATGGACGCATTTTAATACCTGTCAAAAGTAAAAAGGGGTATTTGAATGTATGGTGCAGAAAGAACATATTCAAGGTTCATCGCTTGGTTGCACATGCTTTTATACCTAATCCGCACAACCTACCACAAGTAAATCACATAGACGGTGATAAAACCAATAATTGCGTTGCCAATCTTGAATGGGTTACTGATGGTGAGAACCTTCTACACGCATATAGAGTTCTTGGTAGAAAGCAAAAAACAGGTAAAAACCACCATAACTCACGAGCTGTTATACAATTGAAAGACGGCAAAATTATAAATTCATTTGATAGTCTTAATGAAGCAGCACGCGCGACAGGTGCTCATTTTTCGGGCATTTCAATGTGTTGTAGTGGAAAAATTAAAAAGCACAAGGGGTATCAATGGAAATACAAAGAGGAGTGATTTCACTCCCCTTTCTTTATGGCTTGTTTTTGTATTTCAGCTTTTCTTTTTTCTTCTTGTTCTTCTTTTATCTCAGCGAGTTCTTCTTCGATGCGGTCTTGATTGCCAGCGAACATTACCCCATGTTGCTGCGACCATACACCACCCGACACGGCTTTCACGGCAACACTGACTTTATCATCAATGTTATTCAGAGTGTAAGGCACTATATCGGTATCTATATCAATCGTTTCAGAAGCCCTGTTAAATTCAGATGGATTGATAGCACCTAAAGCTGAAACAAGAAAATTAATTCTTCTCTGTAAGAACTCACCAATAACCTCGGCATGATTTTGAACTTGTAAATGAGTAGAGAGAAAAGCATAATCAAAAGCCACACCTGACAAAGCATTCCCCGAACCACTTAGTTTTTCAAAGCTGATTTGAGGCGTATTAGTCATAGAGTATGCTTTCTCAAAAAGGGTTTCTACCTCAAATTTAACTGTATCGTTTGCCTGATTCCACGTCAGATATTGAGCATCCGCACCATCTCCTGTAAGTTTTACCATTCTATCTTTTACTTTGCCCATAAAGCCCTCAACATCGCCAATCAGTTTTAGCAGTGGGAAGAAATGGTAGTCGATGCAATCGGCATAATTAGAAAGAAGTTTCTCCAGCCGGACTCGGAAGGTTTTAATCTTCTTACAGTATGCTTCTGGGCGATAAGCATAAAGAACCGGCAGTTTGGAGAATCCATGAATAAAGGCAGATCTTTCCTCATAACCTTTAGACAAATCCCATTGATAGACCATCTTATCTGTGATAGTCATAAAACAAGTAATCTCCGAATCATCCATAAGCTTTTTCTTGTATTCACGGGAGAAAGCGACCAAATCACCTTCATCATTGAAGAACGGATATAGCTTATCACCTCTGAATGGAGACCATACAACACTTTTCAGTTTCTTGGTCGGCTTTACCTTTCCTCCAAAGGTCGTTTTGACTTTCTTCCAGAACTTTGCCCAAAACGAATCATCATCGGTAACATACCAATACTCTGCTACTTCCTGCTCTGAAAGCCATGAACGGACAATCTTTTTGTTTTGATACTTGATTTTATTGGACTTGAATACAGCTTTGACCGCATCCAACAGTTTCTTTTCGTCATCATCAGTCGGAGTGCAATCTATGGCAGGCTCGGTACCAACAGTGAAAGCAGTTTGAATGTTCACTATATCCTGCTCCAAAGGAATGGATATGCGGTTCACAGGCTCGGTCTTGTATTGCGCTTCGATTTCATAGGTCTTACCAGACTTTTCATCAAAAACTTTTTCCGCTTCCTTTTCAAGAACCTTTCTATCCGGGTACTTCTCTTTGTCAACCATGATTTCATGGCGTTCAGGATTCCAATCATCCCAAAGTTTACAACGGTCGGGAAGTTCGGTCTTTCTACCTTTCTTCAGGTAGCTTATTTTCTGCCCGATATCGGGCAATGCTAATATTTCTTCGAGTGTTAATGGCATAGTTTATATTTTTAATGCGTAAATATTCCTGTTAAATCTTTTGGTTTCAAAATGCGTCCAAGCAAACAACCCAATACATAATACCTAATAGCATCCATCAAATGATTATATTCATCTACTGGCTCATTGATGTAGTTTCCATCTTTATCTTTGTCCCAAACATATTTCCGAAGTTCAGTAATAAGATTGTAAGAGCGTTCTGTTACAAAGAACTCCATATCTTTAATTTTATCAATACCTGCTTTGATTGAACCGGGGAACTTATCTACCGGATAGATATTCACGCCTCTGTTCTTTATCTCTTGAATCAATCGAGGATCTTGTGAATCAGCAAACACTTTCATAGAGAAAGGCTTTAACCTGTTGGCAATAGCCGATGAAAGCATATCCGTTTCATAGAAAAGTTCATCAACATACAAACGGTTATCAATAATGCCACATCTTACAGCAGCGGAAGGATCATTAGTAAATCCGAAGTCCTGCCCTATTCCTACCTTTTTGCATTCCAGTGGGAACTCTTTCACAATACCCCACTTCTTGAATACGGCACCTTCCGCCACATCAGCCCAGCGACCAATAACCACATGAGCATACTTTTCGGGGTTATTTATCTTCATATCCTCCACTTCTTTCAGGAACTCCGGGGAAAGATTCTCCAAGTTATCCAGATAGGTCGTATGGATATGAAGCACATTCGGATAAGTGGAAATCTGTACCTGCACACCATCAATCTCTACCAGTTTATGAGTATTCTCAATGTACTTTTTATAGATGAAGTGATTGGAGTCACAAGGATTCATTATAATGATAATCCGGTTCTGAATACCCTTCTTGCGAATGGAGAGCATTATTTTATCGAACTCATCTTCGCTTGTCCACTCTTCCGCTTCATCGCAGACGAAAGTCGTAATGCCTTGAATGGATTTCAGTTTTGCTGTCTGGTTCCCGGAAGAAGTCTTGATACCCCGGAACATAATACGGCTCTTAGTCATCTTATTGACTATATCCGTCTTGGTGGTCTTGAAGTATTTGGTAGTTCCGTCCAGCTCTATCTTCTCCATCATTTCGGGGATGATAGACATACCTGCGGAAACCATCGTGTAACGGGTATAGAGAATCTGATGCACAATCTTCTCTACCGGGGTCATTTCAAAGGTCAAACGCTCAATGAAGGTGGAAGCATTGAAAGATTTACCCGAACCACGCCCACCGGTGATAAGGATAATGAATTTCTCCGTATCTTCATATAATGGATGATAAATTTCTTGAGGTACTATCATTTCAGCTTGTCTTTAATCCAGGAATCAATAGTGATACCGTGTTCTATGTCGGTTGGAATGTCGGCATCTTCATCCTGCTTGCGTTCAATCTTTCTCCAATCTTCATCGTGATGGTACAACCAAACAGACATCGCTTGCAGATTCGGAGCCAGTTCACTTTCACTTACTTGCAATTCTTCCTCACCGGTCAGATTGCCTTCTGTGTCACGGAGCTTCCTTACCACAGTGCTTTTTGTCTTGATGCCGCCAAGAGCCATAGCAAGGAACTTAGCGCGGACGGTCGCATTGATGGTCGCGCGCCCACGCGCTAAGACTTCGGATATTTCGGCGTACTCACTTTTCTTTTCGCAGAAAGTTTGCGGTAAAATCCCTATGGCGTAAGCTATTTCCTTATCAGTGAATCCCTTTTTGGCATACGATTCCACGAGAGAAAGAAAATCCTCGCTTGTATAGTCAAACTTGGGCTTTCTTCCTCCTTTACCTTTCTTTTTTTGAGATTCACTGTTGTTCATATCACTTCAATTTACCACACTTTTCGCATTGCTCGTATTGGAAATCTAAATGTCCTCTCCAAACATAGCGATGAATACAAAAGAAATTCTGCTTTAGATACCGCTTTAACCAAATGATAAAATCTCCTACCATATCAATCTATTCTTTCTACTTGTTCATCGAATACTTCCCCCTTCAAGAACTTGGTATTTCCATCATACCCAAACCGTTCACAAAAGGCGGCTTTAGCTTCGTAGGTATCAAATGACAACATCACATAGGCATCCATGTTCTCGGCTTGCTTCTGTGCGTTCTCCTTTACCTGCTGCTTGACTTCCTTCATGTGGGCAACCTTCTCGGCACGTTCCAACCGTTTAGCGGCTTTCTCAGCTTCGTTCTGCTGGGTGACTGGTGCCATCATATCAGACAGAGCGTCAGCAATAGAGCTTTCTTCCTCGGTCTGCAAAAGATAATCTACACCTATCATGTTCAAGTCTGCATCGGTCAGACCCGCGTCTTTCCAGTCAATATCGGGAACAATACGGGCAAGGGCATCGAAATCCCATGTACCTTGTGCATTAGGGTTATTCATTAAAATATTTAACTCCTTTTCCTGCTGCTCGTCCACGTCTATGACATCGACACGAATACGGTAGTCGCTATCGGGAAACTTTTGCAATTCGTCCATGACAGACAAACGCTGGTGCCCGCTGACTACTGTAAGACCAGTACGCTTATTCACAACTATTCCACCGACCAATCCGAATTTCTTGATTCCACGTTTCAAGGTCTTTCGGGATTCATCAGAAAGTTTACGCGGATTATAGTCTGCAAAGTGAATGGCAGAGCGGTTAAGCTCCACCGATTCACTCTTTATGTATTTACTTAGTTCCATGTTAGCCATTACTTAAACCCATATAAGTAGAACGGGCCACTTGTGTCTGTCTTACTTGTTGATACCTACCATTTATAAATGCACTCGTTGCGCGACCTCCACTCATATTGAAAGCCCTTTCAATATTACCTCGGTATCTTTGATAGGATTGGTTTACCCTGTTAGCCATTGATTCTGATAATCCTGCACGGTTTAATCGAAATCTTTGAAGTTCAATTTGTGCCAATGACTTTTTTCTTCTAACTCAGCAATCCTCCTATTAATTTTGTTTGTTATGATACTCCCAAAGTACTCTTTCAGCCATCGGGAAAACTTTATAGATTCTCTGCAAGTCCTGCGGATAGTTCTTCTCCAGCCAAAGCATACAATCAAGATTGAAACCGACACCCGAACTAGCTTTCAATGAATATCTAACCGGTTCGGGTAGGTTGTGTTGCTTCATGTAAGCAAGAATATCCTTTTGCGTCCAATCAGCCAAAGGATAAACCATACCGTTATTCTCGTAACCGTTTACCTCATACCCATTCAACATAAGCCTGCGGTTCATACCATCGGCCTTTTTCATGCCTAAGAATGTATAATAAACTCCATGAGTAAGCTGCATAGCCTTTACCACATCTGCCAGTTTTAACAGTTTAACTTTGGGATTGGGGACACAGTACATACCGCTACGGAGAATATAAGTGAGGTTCCAATGAGGCACTTGAACAAACTCTATCTTCGGGTATTTGGCTTTAGTCCAGTTTATCCAGCGGTTTATATGTTCCAAATCCTTGACAAAGTACATGAATACGCAAACAATCCTGTCAAACTTCGGATAGATTAAATCAAGCAGAACAAGCGAATCTTTACCAAGTGATAAAAACAGCAAAGCCTCATTCGATTTTACCCGAATGAGGTCTATATATCGGTTCGCTTGCTCTACCTTGTTCATGGCTTAACCACCGGATAATCCTAATCCCCTACGTATATTTCCATACTGCTGCCGACGGGTGATGTATCTGCCACCCTGCGACAATCGACCTGTACCAGGAACGGTTAATCCCTGCCTACCACCACGGTAGTTACTTGATGCAAAAGTTGTTCTTCTTCTGACTCAGCTTTTCAATTTTAAAAGTTAAACAAATCAATCTATATGTTTCTCTAATATCTTACCCAAAGTATAATCCATTTGTGCGGCAAGATATTCTTCGCCTTGATATTCGTAAATAATATCGTTACCCTCTTCATCGGTAAGAATGACCGCTTCTGCTGCTTTCACTTCAACGATAATATAAGGACGTTTACCTGTATATGCACCTGTCAGAAGCTTGATTGCATCGTACTTGATAGGCTTCAATTCGACTTCGCCCTCTTCAGGCAGTTCTGCATCAGCCGGATATTCTTTGCCGCCACATAGGTAAGTGATATACTTCTTAGCGTTGGTTGGTCTGATTTCACGGTATTCGTGAGTTTTCTTGCCTACCAAGATTTCATCGAAATACTTCTGTTTTATGCTTAATGTAAGAATGTTCATAATCGTGTCAGATTTAAATTAATACTCAATAGTTGCGGGGGGCTGAATCGAACAACCGACCTTCACCAAGTCAAAGTGAAAAGCTACCACTGCTACACCCCGCGATAGTATCCCAAAGGTACTACCACAACCAAAGATAACGAAATATCTTCAATCGTTATACACGACAATCGGTTTATTGTCGTGAACTAAGCCATTTATCCCGTCTTTCTCTGCACACCTCTAAGGTAGGTGCACAACAAGAAAATAATTCACCGCTTTCAGTACGGTAGTCGTACTGGTACATTCTCACTCTCTTACCTCTCAACCTGGTGTTGTAGGCAGTATAATTCTCTTTACCGGGCTGGCATATGCTGCAACCGTTTTTGTTTATTGAGTTCATAATCATTTATCAATACTTACTTAGTAATTTGTAAAACATTCGCCTTTTCTCTATGTATTTAAGACCATTTCGTCTAAGACCTCGCTTTGATTTTGATACAGTCATTTGGCAACCTGCAACGCCAACGTAGATGCAATTTGAATGATGCCTTTTAGCTTCTTTGAAAGCCCACCAAATCGCTTCACGACAATATCTATAACTATCATTTTGAACACCCTCGTATCCTCTACTCAAAATGAAGTGACCTATTTCGTTTGCTTCTTCTTCTGAATAGCATATTGTGAATATATTATTCATCCTTTCTTTGCTTTACTTGTTCAACCAAAAACTTCTTAAAATCATTCTTGTACTGGCTGTGAATGATTTTATACTGATGAGATAGATTAGGCAATTGTTTGTAACCTTTGCTATACAAGAATTTGGCTACTAATTCAATCTTTTCACGGTTACTGAAACCTCTGTCCTTACACATGTTAGTTATACAGACATTCGCCTTGCTGGTAGGCTTCTTTTCAACTGGTGGCATGTATTCATGTCTGCCATAAGCAAGCGTTCTTGGATAGCCAACCGCTTCACCTAAATATTCACCTGTGATGCAATCAAATTCACCGTTAATTAAACTATCTGCTATTTCACCCATAATAATCCAACATTTAAAATTTAGCATTCAATCTTTCTTCACTCGTATAAGCCACTACAAGCCCAGTTTCATCATGCT